TCGGTTCTTGATCCCTGTCCCTTTGATAACGTCCCCGATTCGGTGAACTGACCATCCTTCTTACAGTATAGCGATGCCTCTTCCGGAGTACCCCTTCGGGCCTCCCAGTGCCCTCTGGGCTGTAACTTCTTGACCCCTGCGAGTCTGAGTCGCTTTGCGAATTCAAAATAACATTGGAGGTGGGGGGTTCCGGACTCACCGACCTCGATCCCCACAACCGAATAGGTAACATGCTCCCAGGCGTTAATCTCTGACTGCTCGCCATCTGTATAGTTGTTTAATGTAAGACACCAATACTTTGAATTAGACATAATGACACATCCACACTTCCCGCCTTTTCACAACAAAAAGAAACGGTTGGCTTACGGCGGGAGTAACGGATAGGGGGAGGATTGAACATAAGTTGATTGAACATAAGTACCCCCTAGGTAATACTGACTAGGGGGTACAATTTGTAAACGACTGAGAGATTGTAGTGTAACGGTATGTTCCCGCGGGGTCATTGTAGAAAATGCCTCAGTGGAAACGACAACGCGATACTCGTGCTAAATTTCAAAGATTAGCACGCGCTAAAGCTTTAACTAATAGACTCAGGATGCAAAGACAAGCCAAACAAAGATACTTGAATACTCAAAAGAACTCAGTACTCAAAGCCTATCATGGAAAAGGTGCTTGGCCTGCTTATCGTAACATGCATCCTACAAATAGAGATTTTCATAGTAAGTGGTTTTTTAAAGCCCAACAGAATCAACACTTTAAAAACAAACCCATTTATCAAGGACCATGGGTTCCAAGAGATCAATACTTAGCAAATAAACGAAAGTAATTTATTGATTTTGATTTGCCATTGAAAAGACAGTAGGCCCTTCCAGAGCCAATACGCCTGGATTAGTACGATTTGAAATAGACACAGCCATTGTCTTAGCACGCTGTGTGGTCGGCATGACACGAGTAGTATAATTTAAATCCCAGGCTAAATCAGTAGTCATATACCCAACCTTCGAATCATCGGTCGTGGCTTTACCCATAAATCCTGTTTGCTTTATCAAATAAAACTTAGTAACACCTCCATAACATAATTCCGGATCTTGATCATTAGCTTTCACGTCTTCCCCAGCTAAATTCGTTACGTGCTTATACGATTTTCCTTTTAATGCTAAGTTCACTTTCTGACCAGGTAACAACGCAAACTTCTTACTCGCAACAATCTTAAACTGCTGACAAAAATCAGAAGCATCCCAGACCCTATACTGGGACGTTGTATCGATAATATAATCATTACCATTGGTATGCGAAATATGAGTACCCGAAGGGGCAATATCTACGTCCGCAGACGCTGCTATTTTATCCCAACCTAAATATAGCAAATTCATAACCAACTTGGCTGTATCACCGAAGGCCTTAGTAGTGTAACGGATATCCTGTCTTGCAACACATTCATACATTTCTATATTAGCTCCATGATTAGATACGTTTTGCAACATAAACTTTGCAACTGTCTTCAAATAAATGGCATGATCTGTGGTAGTCTTAGTAAACAAATCCGTTACTGTCAAATCCAATGACGGATTCTCTCTACCAACAGTAGTCATAGCCAACTCGTGATGGCCAGCATCACCTATAACACCAACACAACTCCAACGACTTAAATTATTTAACTGCGTATCCAGTGCACCATTAGACGAGTATTTAAATACTCGGGTAGGATACAACGCCTTATACAACGCTGGCATCGAAAAGTGCGGCTTTTTATTTTTTCTATGTTTTTTACCATAACGCTTCTTAAACGACTTTCGCTTTCTTGAGTACGGCATATCGACGTATCACGTTACTCTTAAATTTCTTCAATGACTTGACTTTCTTCTGCCATTGAAATGAACCGAAATCTATCACACCCAACGGTTTCTTTGCAACAGGAACAACTACATCCATTGGATCTTGAATATCATCATGGGCATGCTCCAAATTATACCTTTCAGCTTCATCTGCTAGTGCTCTTTTATAATCAGCCTCAGTCTTGAAATCATCACGGTTTAAATCTGAAGAATAATATTTAGGTTTCTTATACGGTTGATGATAACCAGGTGTCCACCCGCGTGTGTCCGCCCAAGGATCATAGTCGCTTAATGATGACTGCGGTCTTTTATTAGCAATATTCACATCATTCTCTGGTAACGGTACCTCTCTTAACTCCATTACCGGATTTTCTATAAATGATTCTGTAAAATAATTACCTACCGTTTTTACATGCATCAAAATGTCATACAATTCCGTCATTAATCTTTCTGTGACTGGAATATGCTTTTTATGTAACTCATTCCGAAGACGTCTCATCATAAATTCGTCCGCTTTGTTCCTCGACAAATACGGATCCATTCCTTTGTCTAAGTACCTTTGGTATAGTTGATCGTGCTGACGACATATGCCGTCTAGGACGCCTTGAGCAACAGGCAACATAGAATTGAAAGGACCACAGTGGTGATGTATTGGATTGTAGCTCATTACACAGTTTTATATTAATAGTCATAATGTTTATTAATAAAAGATCGCTTCCATTAATTTCGCTTTTAATTCATAAGTCTGTCCCACATTTCCATACACTCTGGGGTCGGCGAATAAGATTGTCTTGGATATTCTTCGACATAGAGGTCCTGAGTGACTATGGTGTTCCCAGGGAGCAGCGTGATTACTTGTGATAATGATGAGAGTTGGGTTCCAGGGTACAAATCCTCCCTTGATGGGGACATCGAAGGGGTAGATGTCCAGGACGCGCAAGAATCTTCCGACATCGGCCAGTCCTGTGTACTCGTCCAAAATAACGGTTGACTGTCCTGCATAACCATCAAACCAGGTGAGGGTGGCATCGGAGCATATCCAGGCGTCTGGGAACAACTCATAGCTGATACTTGTCTTTCCAGTTCCGGTGGGTCCAGTAACGAGCACCACCTTGAGATCGGGACGGTGACTTGAGGGGTGTAAGAGGGCTCTGTAGGCAGTGAACGCCTTTCTATACTGGCACCATTGATTGAAGTGGTCGTCGGCGATAGAGAGTTCCGGGTCGCCTGCCGCGATTCGAACCCTGATACATTCCAAATCGGTTCTTGATCCCTGTCCCTTTGATAACGTCCCCGATTCGGTGAACTGACCATCCTTCTTACAGTATAGCGATGCCTCTTCCGGAGTACCCCTTCGGGCCTCCCAGTGCCCTCTGGGCT